CACCGTCCCAAGATATCTCAACAGTTGTATCTGTTGTATTTTTAACAGAAATAATTCTTACAGGATGTGTTGTAGGCGTTCCTACATTTTGATAATTTGCCGTAAGGGCTGCTCCGCCTAAAACTCTTACATTTTCAGCCAAAGCTCTTAAATCCGGTCCTGGCATTTTTAATCTCCTATTTTTTTATCTTTTTCTGACTCTTTTTTTTGCTTCGCTAATTCATCTTTTTGCTTCTGTAAATTTTCATTAATCATTTTAACAATTTCTTCTACACATTTTAGAGAAGCTTCATAAGCTAATGATAATTGAACCCCAACTGGTAAAATGAATCTAAATTTTTGTTCTTGTTCTTCAATTTCAATCTCAATTTTTGCTTTTTTTTCAATTTTTGTTTCCATTTTTTACTCCTTACTTTACTATTTGCTTAGATCATGTCACTCCTATGGGTGATAAGGGGGAGTTAAAAAATTAATTCCCCCTTTTTCATTTATCATTAAAATATATTATTGTAAACCACAAGCAAGCGATACCAAATGGATTGCAGCAGGAGCACCTCCAGCAGCAAATAAATGATGAATAAATGGAATAACAACATCAGCATTATCAAATGTCATTGCTTGTTCATTACTTAGAGCGGCTCCATCAAGAAGATATGAAACAACTCCAGCGGCTGAAACGTTTAATCTAATAGTATGTGTTTGTCCATCCGTCCAAGCATCTGTAGAATTAACATAAGTCCATCCAGTACCATTTAGATTTTTACCAGAAATTACTGTGTCTGCATTAGTTGTGGCATGTAATCCTATAACAGCTGCATCAGTATAGTTTGCAAAAGCTCCATTAGGTGCGCCTTGTAATCTAAAACCTATCCATAATGGATCGGAAGTTCCACAATCAGCAACTGTGAATCTAGCCTCAATAAAGAAAGCCGGACTTGTTCCAATAGTGAATAAGAATTTAGAAGAATTTTGGTGTCCCCAATAATATTCAGCACCTTCACTATTTGTTAAATCTAGAGAAACTAACAAACCAGCATTTTCTAATCTTGGAGCAATAATAGTTTGTCCAGCACCCAAGATAAATTGTTCCATTGTATGACCATCTTGTAGATACATAATATTGTAATCTCCAGTAGCACCAGTTGGTGCAGCTCCTGTATTAGCACGAGATTGTAAAATTGGACATACATTAATTTGAGGAACATACATGTTAGTTACATTTATATTTCTTCCTGTGATATCTCCATAAGAGTCTATCGTTGAAACTGATGCATTTGAATTATTTCTTATTCCAAAAGTATTGGCACCAATATCATCTCCGAGATCAATATAAAAATCATTTCCAGCCACACAATTTACTGTTACAGAAGATCCATCAGATACAATAGTTGATTCATCCCACAACCTAATATCAGCTGTGGTATAAGCAACGCCCGCATTAGCTGGAGTTGTATTATATAAATCAAGTCCATATAACCAATCTGCAATTGCTTGTGTTCCTTGAGCAACACCCAATGCTGCTCTTCCAGCAGTACCAGCTCCAGCACCAAGACGAGTAGCAACAACACCATACCCATATGCATTAAGAGGTGTAGTATATTCAACAACAGAGATCCATCTACAGCTCTCGGTTCATGATTACCATCACCAGCAGATACAGAAAGATTTCCTCTAATACTTGCTAAATAAGATGCTCCAGTTGCAGTTGGATCATCAGCAAAACATTGAATAATACCACCATCAGCTGCAAAAGCATTTACACGATAGGTACTATCTCCAGAGGTAACTTTAGAGAATTTTCCTTCTGCTACATATGCTCTAGTTAATGTTGCTGCTAATGCTGCATTACTTAAAAATTCAACATTTGCAAGTGTAACAGCACCAGCACCAGCACCAGTAATACATGGATTTGCAGAAGATGTAATAGTTACATTACTAAGACCTACTACTCCAGCAGAACCTTGTGCAAGAGCTGCATTAGCACCTGTTGTTAAAGTACTTTCTCTTATAGCTAAAGCTGTCGTTCCAGCTAAAGTTATTGTTCCACCAATTGTACTTCCTTGAGTAATAGAAGCAGCACATGCGCCAGACAAATTACTTGCACAACTTACACGAGATCCAATAATAACTAATGTTCCACCAACTTGAGTAAGTACATTAGCTCCTGCTCCTACTAAAGAATCAGAAATAATAACAGTTGAAGCAGCAATTCTTACACATCCATCTGCAGTAGAAGTTGTATGACAATCATAAATATCAACAGGACCTGTCCATGAAGCACAGTCTACTACATAACCATTCGTACAATTAAATGTACAATTTGTAAAACTTAGTCTTGCAGTACCAGCAGCAGCTGATGTAACGATATCTGTTGCAGATGTTAACTGTAAATCTCTAAAGAAAACAGCACCTGTAGCAGGAGGTGTATGAACACCAGTTATAATAGAATATGCTCCACATCCTGTAATAATAAGATTATCGTAAAGAGTTAAGTTTTCTGTATAAGTCCCAGGTCTTACATAAACTTCTGCATTTGTAGTTCCAGATGCTTGTATTGCATTTATAGCAGCTTGGATAGTTGTAAAATCTCCAGTGCCATCAGCATCTACTACATATTTACTCATTGGAGCATTACCACCAGCACTTTGAGAAACTGGTTCCCAATTAGCCGCATTTCCAGCTATTGATGTTAATACCCATACATTATTTGCTATTCTGTCTATCCAGATAGTTCCTATCCGGTGTCCTAAATCGAGTGCAGTTGGTGCCCGTTGAGCCTTTATCACATTTGGCGGCTCAGGAGCTTCTACACCTACATACGATAAGGCGTTTTGTCCACCAACGAATTCCGACATTTTTTTTCCTCCGACGTTTGGTTTTTATTGACTAAATATTTCTCATTTTTTACTCTTTAAGTATAAACAACTTAAAAAGGAGTTTTTATGCATTTACTTGTTTTATTTTGTCACGGTTGTTTTATTTTTTTCTGTATCTCCTTTCTTTTCTCTATTATTAAATTAATTTTTTCAACTCTTTATTCCTACGCTCGTTCATTTTTACCTGAAAAATATATTGATAATGATGAATACGAAGATGAATATGAGTATGATGAATATTAATCATTTTTCTTCCTCAAATTCCAAATCACTAAAATCGCCTTCTTCAAAAACATCCGCAACTTCAGGCGAGGTTTTTTCTATCATTTTTTGCATTTTTGGAAGTAGCTTATTTGCTATTGCAAATTTTCCTTTATTTAAAGATCCATCATTCTTCCCCATTGAGATAAATTAATAAGTTTATCAACCAATTCTATTCCTTTTGGAGATAATCTTTTTCTTACATTTAAATATTTTTTATATAATTCATTAGTAGTCTTAAAATCTTCAGATAATTGAGGACTTATAAGTTCCATAGCATTTTGTAAAGGCTTTTTCAATCGTGATAATTCTGGCTTTCTTCCCGCATTTGCATTAATATCTTGCCAAAATTTTATAATCGATTTTCCATCTTTTGGACTTGCAGAAAATTGTTGAAAATCTTCCATTATTACATTTCTGGTTTTTGCAGGCATATCTTGTAATGTATTTTGAAGTTTCTCTATTAAACTTATTGCTTCTCCTTCTCCTAAAACAATCTCTGCTGAAGGAGAATTTCTCAAAAATTGATAAAGACGTCCAGTTGCCGATTTAACTTGCGAAACAGCTTCTTTAGCTTTTTCTCCTTTTTGTGCAAATTTTCCAAAAAGTTTTACTTTTTTTTCTCCAGTTAATAATGGAGCGATTCCTTCTTCTGTAGCCCCTACTTTTCTTAATAATTCAATTGTTGGTTTTTGAGTTGCAGTTGGAATAATTTTTTTTCCAAATTCAGGAGAAATAACAGGTAATATTTCTATAATACTTTGAAGCCATTCTGGGGCTCCTAATTCTTCAGCTACTTGTCCTCCTACTGCTCCAATTCCTGTTCTAGCAGCCATTGGTAAAGTAGCCATTTCGGGTAATGCCATTATTGGAAGTGCTTCTTTTGCAAATCTTCTTATTGTTGCTCCTACTTTTGTCTTTTCAGAAGGAATTAATTCTTCAAGATATTCTGTTGTTTCTTTTAATATTTGTTCTGTTGGCTTTCCTTCTTCTAAAGGACCCATAATTCTTCCTAATTTTACAGCTCCTTCAAAAAATCCTTTCAATGTTTCTTTTGGAATAGCTTTCCACCATGGTTCTTCTATTTCTTCTTTAAATTCTTTTTTTGTTTCTATCGGTTGTTCAAATGCAAAATCGATGACATCTTCTGCTTCTTGTACTTTTTTTATTGATTTTTTTACTTTTTCAGCAGGTAAAATAAGTTCTTCTTCTTCATCTCCAAACTTTTTCTTTATCTCTATATTTTCCTTTAAAATAATTTGCCATTTCCAATGTTAATGGAGTTCCAGGAATAACCCTTTTTTTTGAAAGTTTTTCAATTCCTTGATCTTCTTCTTGTATTTTTCTTAATGTATAGGCGAATCTTTTTTGTTCTTGTTCCACATAAGGAGACATGGCTTGATTTACTATTTGTCCAATATTTCCTGGTACATATCCTAATTTTTTTTCATATTCATCCGATAATCTATCTGTTATTTCTATTTTCTTTTCTTGTAATCTTATTCTTTGTTCTAATGAAGCAATAGAAGCCATATTGGCAAATTTGGTTTTCCCAATTTCAGGTAATGCTGCTATTAATAATTGTTCAATATATTGATTTGGTCTTCCTTTAAGAACTCTCAATCCACTAAGTAAAAACTCTTTTACATTTGTAGACAATATAGCACCTTCAGGAGACACTAAATTTCTTCCCCATCTTCCAAAAACTCCAGCCCACCAATCTTTTGTATATTGGGAAAGATCTCTATCTTTTATTGCAATTTTCATTCCTTCTAAATTTGCCCTTTGATCTCTAATAGTATCTCTTTCTTCATCTATTGAATCCATGTGTTTTTTAGCTTTATCAGCATGATATTTTCTATCTGCATTAAAATTCTTGCGTTCTTTATCTTTTAAATCTAAAGCTCCTTTTGCAAATTCAGATAGATTTTTATCTTCACTTCCCATTGCTACCACCAAATCTGAATCCGGTATATTTTCAATTGGAGATTTTTGTGGTTGTATTGATACTTCTGGTATTCTAATAGGCCGTGGCGTTATAAGCTCTGTCGTTTCTGTTTCATCAGCCTCTGGTATTCCTGGTCTTTGTTGTCCTTCTGGTGTATATCTACTTAAAAATTCAGTTAGACCAGATGGTTTAAATTGTTTAATAATATTAACCGCATCGGTCACTTTCATACCTCTTCTAGTAGCTTCTCCAATAAAAGCTCTTTGTCCTTCAGGAGTACTAAAATCTGCTTTTTGTAAAATATCTTGATATTCGCTTAAATCTGGTTCTACTTCAGTTCTTTTAAGTTGTTCCATAAATGGTTGGGCTACTTCTTTCCCAAATAACATACTTGTAAGACTTGCTTGCTGTGCTATTGGAAGATTTTTAAATTCTTCTGAAGAAGTAATCTCTTTAAATCTTTCTGCTTGTCTTTGTCTTAAAGATTCTTCTCTTCTTCTTTGTATTTCTTGACCCAATAATGGGCTTGTCGCTTGGGTTAAAAAATCTAAAAATCCTTTTTGCCTAGGTATAATTGGTATAGACATTTTTTAATCTCCTAAATCATTCCTAATAATAATGGCAATGCTATTTGCATTAATTGTTGCCCCATTCCAGGCGAACCTTCTTGATAATATGGTTGTTGTCTTCCTAATCCAATAGCTTGTAATAAATTACTCATTGGTTGTTGTTCCCATTGAAGAGCTGTTGGTAACATTCTAGAAGTTAGTCCAGCTCTTTGGGCTCCCAATCTTTCAGTTAATCCAGACGCTGCCTCTCCTAATGCTTGTTGAAATCCAGATGAAGAAAGTCCACCAACACCAGCAAATCTTTCTGCCACTCCAGGAACAATTTGTTCACTAAACTGTCTCATTAATGGAGCTTCAAATTCTTCAAAACCTTCTCCAGAAAGCATTTTTCTTAAATATTCTTCACCTGCTCCATATAAAGCACCTTCAGGACGTCCACCACCACCAATAATTTGTCTTAATGCTTCCATAAAATCTTTTGGAAGTGTTGGAGCCTGTTTCATTTTTCCTTTACTTCCAGAAAACCACTTTGAAAATGAATCAAAAAATCCCATATTTTCTCCTAAAATTTATTTTATATATTCTATTACCACATATGCAGTTGTAAATCCGCTGTAATTAAAATTGCTTCTCAAAATAACATTTGTATTATCCATTGAAAGCTGAATATGATTTCCTCCTCCTGTCATATCTATATATGGTAATGGAATATATAAAGTTGATGGATCTGTTGCTGCTCCATAAATTTTCGTTACAATGGTTGAGGCTGCAATTGTTATTCCATGAGCTACATTTTGTGGATTTACAGCAGTAAAATCATTTAATCCACCTAAATCAATAACTTTTCTATAGACATCTCTTTTCACTTGATTATTTCCAGCTGTAAACCATTTTTGTGAAATTGCAATCTCAATATCTTCATAATTTCCACTTTCTTTTTGATTTAAAACATCGGCTGTTCTTCTTTCTCTTTCTGCTACAACAGATTTAAATAATTCAATTTCTTTTGGAATCTGAAAATCTACTGGTAATCCTTCTGGAATTGCATTTACTGGAGCATATGTCATGGTCCTAAATCCTTAATTCTTGTTTCAGGTCTTGTCCAAATTACCATTCCTTGTAATTCAAAACCTGACCTTCCTTTAATATTATCTGCTAATTGTGCATCAGATAATCTCAGTCTTATCTGATGGAAATTTCCACCACATCCTGTATAAACTCTTGTATATCTAGATTCTTGTCCTTGTAATGCAATCGGAACTGTTCTTGTAACAGCCGGAGTTGTGTCATTGTCATCAACATATTGTTCAAGCGTGATTTCTGCCCTATTAAGCACATTTCCAGTATTTGCAGTATGTGGACCCATACCTGTAGTATCTAAGCCGTCTACGGTAAAATTAGTGGCATTTATGACGGTTACAGTATATTTGATGTTATTTATTTCTGGCATTCCTGCTATCTCTTCAAAATAAATTTCACTTCCGGTTACAAGATTATGCGCAATCAAAGTTGTAACTTGTGCGGGAAATGCTTGAGTAATTACTGTTATTGGAATTTCTTGCTGTTGTTGTGATGTTGCATAAATATCTACATATTGTAATCTACAACTTTGTCCTGATTGAATATATGGATTAAATCTCTTTGTCTGAATATCAAAATTAAAATTTGTTCCATGGTCCGTTCCATCACTTAAATCTTGAAATGCAAAATATACAAATCCATTTAAATGACCTGCAACAATTGATGGAGCATTATCTTGCATAAATGGATTTATCCAATAATTTTCCGTTTGATTTTCCCATTCATCTCTATTTGCTTGTGTAAACATTGCCCACGTTCTATCTTCATATTCTTTATATTGTCCAAAAACTCTGTAAGATTGATTTAATATTGCCCAGGATTTCTCACCAAAATTATAAGAAATTATTTTATTATTCGTAGTAGCATTTGTATCAGCAGAAGGAACTGCCCAATAAAATATATCTCTATAATAATCAACAGCAGATGATACAAGTTGTAATCCTTCTGTTGCAGTACCGGTTTCTATTTGAAATGATCTATCTGGAATTTTTTCATCTATTCTTGAAACATTATTAGTATCTGCTCCTATAAATCCACGCCTTGATACTGTAAAAGCAGAAGATTCATAAGTAATTGTGCTAAATGGAGCTTCCGATCCATAGTTTGTGCTTATTCTTTCCCATCTAAATGGAAGAATTTGGTCTCCAGCATATCTTAATCTCCATGTGCTAAACTGAAAAAATACAATCAGAACATTGCTAATAATAGCAGCAGAAATTATTCTTTCATTTGTATCTGCATCAATATAACCGCCTCTTCCTGGTTCGTCGTGACGCCATGCTAAAGCCGTTGCTCCTCCAAACCATGGACCAGGTTCAACAACAGCTGGATCACCTCCTGTTGCAAGAACATATGGAGTTCCAATCTGAGACCATCTAGCCCTTTGATAATAATTATTACCACCTTCTGTAGTATCTAAAATTACCATTCTTCCATAATAAGAAAAAAGAAGCCGCGCTCTTGTTACTTGTGTTCCACCACCATCAACAGTAAATCTTTGATTATTCCATCCAGCGGCAGGATTGCCGTTATAAAATCTTACAGGATCAACATTATTGCTTACCCATAAACTATCTGCATAATTAAGCGACCAAAAATATTGTGTATTATTTCCCGTCCATCTTATATTTGCAGAAGTTGTTTGAAACTGGCTAATATCATTAAAAACACCCCCACCTGCTACATTAAATCGATAAGCGCGATATCTATCAAAAGCTATCAATTCTTCATCTACTGTTCCTCTTATCAATCTATTAGCCAATCCATTAACTGGAAGATGGATTGTTCCACCTGCCGCATATACTCCCCATGCTAAACTATTAACATTTGTTCCATCTAGATTATGTAAATCAAAAGCGGCACCTACAATATTTGCTACTAAATATTGATTCCCATTAACTTCTGTCATTCCAGTTACGCCATAAATCGTTATGATATCTCCAACTTGCAAATCTCCAATAGCAGCTACTGTCACATTTGCAGGATTTGCATTTGTAATCCCGGGGGCAGCCACTGCTGCGGATGCTTCTAAAACAGCAAGTTCATTATCTCCTTCTCTTTTTCGAACTTTTCCTCTATAGACATACGCATCTTCTAATACAGCAAATGCCTCATCTCCTATAAGCCATGGCTTGTAATATTCGACAAGTCCTGTATTTCCAGCATAAGGTGCTATGAGTCTTGGTTCATATGACATTAGGCGGGTCCTATTGCTAACCAATTAAATGTATGATTATCATCTGAATGATATCTTAAGAAAGTAACAGATGCAGCTGCCATTGTTCCTGGACTTACAACTACAGTTCTATTATTTGGATCAGCTGATTGTCTAGTTGCCAAAACAGTGTATGGTACTCCAGAAAAATTTGGAACAAATCCAACAGCCTGTGTATTGACTGTATTTGGAAATGATGCTTGTCCCCAATGTATTAATATTCCTCCTGGAAGATATGAATGTCCTATTACTGCCGCACTAGGATCAACTGCTGTCATTTGAACAATATTACCATTACTTTGGCGCCTCATAAATAATTGGGCATTTCCTCCTCCATCATTTTTAACATAAACAGCAATCTCATTTGCACCGGTTCCAATATCTGCACTTGCTCTAATAAATTTAACTTGTCTATGTTTTCCTCTATCTGCCGCCCCTGCAATATCATATGGAGCTACTGCAGTAGTAAAATTAAATTCATAATGATCGGCAGCCATTATTGTGTTTGCTTGCTGAAAATTTGCAAGAATATCTCCTTGAGAGACACTAAGCAAATCGTTGGGCTGAGGTATGTTTGGTGAAAATACCATATATATCATCACTCCTTAGGTGTTATATCTTTCCAGCAATATCCTTTTACCATACTGCAAGCAGTTCCAACCGGAATGCCAGTAAGTAAAGATATTGCTTTATAAGTTTTTCCTTCGTTTTTTACCTTTTTTTACTTTTAAAGTTTTTCTTAAAGATCCAGGTTTCTCAATCGCTTGTTGAATCCATTTATTTGCCATATTTTATCTCCTAATAATAAGGATAAAAATCCCAAACAGCACGGCTCATTGGATCCATGTTATATTCTGTTGGAACTCTTTGATTAGATAATTTTTTTAATGCCCTTCTTTGGGCTAAATTTTTTTGTCTATCAAAGATTGGAAAAAACTTTCCGTGTTCATCCCAATCACCACTTTCTATAAATATCTTTAAACAAGTTCCATATGCAATTAATTCATACCATTCAACAATCTCTGGACTAGAAGTTGCAGCCGCCATTGCGGTTGGTCTTATCAAACATTTACATTTAAATTCATAGGTTTGATCTGGAACAGGTCTAAATTCAAAATTATTGTTATAAAACAAAACGCTTCTAGGTCTTGAAGCAACATATGGATAATATTGAGCATTTATATTTGTACCCACAGCAACAGCACCCACAAAATTGACAGTGAGTACACCTGTAATATAATTGATAACGCCAGCACCCCCAGCAGAGCCGACGAGAATACCAGCACTATCGTCCGTAAAAGATTCTGTCCCATCTGAAATGATAACTGAACCACGCAAAATAGGAGTATTAGTAAGAGTAAACGTATATGTAATGCCTCCATTTCCAACCGCTCCTGTTTCTAAAAATTTATTTTCTGGCCAAATTCTAAAAAAAGAAGTTGGATCTTGATGCCAATCTAATTCATAACCTGAAATATATCCCGGCGGTTTTACGTTATAATAATTTTCTGGAAGAGCATAAATTGCTATGTTTGGTTGAGTCCTAAACATATAATATTCTTCTAATTGCATTGTCTTAAAAACTTCGGGAAGATCATAAAGATAAAAATCATCTATATAATTATCCAGATTGGCATCAGATAATTGATCTATCGATTGTCTTCCCGTAATATTTCTTACAATTTGCCTTATTCTTGCTAATGTTGTCATTTTTAGCTAAAATCCTTGGATACAAATTGATATCTTTGAACAATTCTTCCTGTTGATTTCGTATAATTTCCATCTTCATCTAATTGATATTTGTGTACAGGATATTGTGTTCTTGTATTTATAAATTTTGCGACAGATAAAGGAATTTCTGCTTCTTCTCCATCATCAAACCATTTAGAGAAAACGGGTTGATCTTTATATATTTTGCAACAAACATATCCAGATTGACCAGGGTTCTCTAAATTCTTAAATGTTCCTTTTACTTTTTTGTCTTCTTCTTTGGTCATAGCTTCTAATGAATCTTTATTTACAATTTCATTACTAACTCTTCCAATATAGATCGCTTCTTTTCTATCTTTTACAACACCTTCAGGTTGTTTTTTCATGATATTTCTCCGACGTTTGATTATCTTATTCAAAAGAAGGGGACAATCTGTCCCCCTCAAATATAATAAGCTATTAATAAATAGCAGAACCTATTGCTCGATACCTAATTACATCATTAAGTGCGCCAGCGATAACGGATCCAATATAAATGCCAGCAAAAGCAGTATTGTCCTCTGCGGCGCTTAAATCTTGTCCAGTATCTCCTACAGGAATTACTTCTGGTCTTAAACAACCAGCAGCAGCTTGCGCAGATGTTGGCCATGCAAAAGCTGTGTATGCTGTTGTATCTACTCCAATACTAAATGTCGTTGCTGTTAGATTTGTGACTGTTACTATTTGATTATCTAATTGAACCATTCCAGAAATAGCAGGAATTCTAATCCTTACTCTATCTCCAGTAGCAAATCCATGGTTAATATTGGTCGTCACGACCCCTGGATTTGCCGCTGTCACATTAGTAATTATTTTAGTACTTGGATAAAAACCACGAGGCACCCATACGCGTCTTGCAGTATGAGCAGTTCCAGCAGCTGCAAAACCTGCGCCAGGAATCGTCCCACAAGTGAACGATGCACCAGCAACTATTGCAGTAACTACAAAATCAATACCAGCAATTTGCAACATTCCAGTAGAACCATAAATTCTTACTACATCACCAACCACATAGTTATGAGCGGCAGATGTAAATACTGGAGGAGTTGCAGCAGTAATAGCACCACCAATGATTGCGGCATCTAATTGCTCTTCAATTCCAGAATAAGTTCTGAAACCACCAGCTGCAATTAAATTATGTTCATCAGTTCTGGCACCAGCTGTATTTCGAACAGTATAAGCACTATTAGCAGCGAGCCCTGGAAGCATCCAGGCTTCTTTTACAACAGAAGGATTTGCATTAGAATTTTGTTGAGTTTCATTCCAAAGATAAAATTCTTGTGGAACAAATCCCAAATTAATTTGTTGTGCATTTCCATCGGCGACGTAATTTCCGTATACTACATTATTTTCAGCAAACATAATTACACCTCCTACGAATGCGTACAACGTAGATTAAAAATCCACGCGTCGTTTAAAATTCTTGGAACCTGAGCGAATTTATACGCACCCAATTGCAATCTTCTCAATGGATCGGTTGGGCCACCTGGAGGAGTATAGATAAATTCAGCAGATGCATTTGTTAAATTAATAACAGCATAAGCTTCTTTACCTGTTACAAATACATTATAAACATCATTACCATTCAAAGATGCAGTTGCAGTAGTTGAACCAGACGAGCTATATAGAAATCTAATGTTTCCTACAGAACCCCATTCAGATCTTATTGCATTCATGTTATTTGGATATTGTGCTTGAGAAATAAATCCAACGCATGCTTCCAAATCATCAAGGATTACTGAGGACATCATTCCCCAGAAAGCCTCTCTTACAGGAGCAGTACCAAATTTATTTTCACCTTCAATATCATCGGAGATAAACATAGCATTGTTATTCAAAAGTGTTTGAACAACTACATCTATGTCTTGTCTGTTTATTTCAGTTGGGTTGTCACCGTTTACCCCATTAGTACAGTTAATGCCAGCAGCTGTTGCAGCTAACATATTTCTTGTTAACTCATCTTCTGTTTCTCTCATTGACTGTGATAATAGACTCACAGTCTGATTCAACCATGGATCAGAATTTATGAGCGCAACCTGATCAGTTATAGTGATATACGTCCCATACCAATCTAATCGTGCATCAATATCTACAGCATTTAAAATTTGTCCCGGAGGAGTTAATCCAGAATCGGGCAAAGGAACTGTAGCTGTTGCTAAATTAGTGTAACGACGATATCTAACTGTTCTTCCGCTTTTCTGTGGAATCTCTTTTTTCATAGCCATTTTGGTATGAATAAGATTAGGCATAGGCCTAGACAATAAAACATTGTCAAACCATTGCTGAATAGGAGGCGGAAGAGCCGCGGTCGTTGTAATTGTCATTTTTACCTCTCTTAGGCTTTAGAGGCATACTCCTTTGACAATCTCCAAATTTCTTCTTTTGACATATTGGCAAAATTACTAACAGAAGAAGATAAAGAGGACGGAGCCGCATTTATACTCGCAGGCTTCTGCGAATTTTCAATTACTTTTTCGGCTGCTTTTATTCCTTCTTTTTGTTGTCTTTTCTGTATTTCCATATTATATTCTGGACTTGATTTTGCCATATTATATGCTACTTCTGCAAAATTTGGCATTGCTTTTAGAGCATGTGCTAAAGCAGGGTTGTTCTCAACCATAGGAATGGCAAAATTATCAATAACGTAATCATAATCTGGATATTTTTCTCTCGCCAATTTTTCTTGTTCTTTTCCACTAATGATAGACATTTTTTCTTCGACAATTTGTGATGCAATTCTTTGAGCCTCTTTTTGTGCTTTTTTTTCAGCTAAGCGCTGTGCCTGCCCAAACGTCACATAATCATCTTTATCAATGTCATCAAATTCCTCTTTTTCTTTAGGAGTTAATTTATATAATTGTTGTTTTAAAGCTTCGATTTCAGTCTGTTGAGCTTTCATAACAGATCTTGCTTTAGACCAGTTTTTGTCTACATTATGATGATCTGTTTTTTGCTCTTCCTTTTTCTCTACAGCCTCAATAGGTTGTTTAATTTCCTCTTTAGCTGTAGATGGTTGAGTTTCTTGTTTATTTTCTTCTTTCATATATTGTTCCTTTTGTGGTGGCGAATACACTTACAGCCAAAATCGCCCGATTAGCCGGCGACACTACTCAAGGGAATATCTTCAAAAAACTTATTTGAATAAAACTTGAGCCCTTTATCCAAACGTTTATAACTTGCAATTGTTTCTGGAACTGGTTTCTCAGTTCCTACATATATAACAGGCCAATCGCCTGGCAAACTCCATTCTAAAATTAATTTGCCTTTTTTATTATCAACGCTAAAAAGCATGCAAGAAAGCATCATTGAAGGCTTTCTATCCATGATAAGATATTTCATTTTGATAATATTTGGATGGTCTGGCATTGGTTTTCCATGGACCAAAATATAATATTTGTCATGTTTTGTTTTA